GTAGATGGCTACTGCATATCCCGGTGCGCTTGACACCTCCACTCAGCAGCCTTCACCGTTGGCGGCTACGGATCTGGATACAGCCGGGTTTGAGCATGACATTGTTCACACTAATCATTCCGGTGCATTGATTGCGTTGGAAACGAAGATGGGTATTGGTGCGTCTGCTGCGTCGGGTGCTTCTGATGGTGACGCTTTAACTAAGCAGGCGGATGGTTCTACCGCATGGGAGGCTGTTCCTGCGGGTGTTGCTTGGTCGGGTTCTACAGCGAATGGTTTAGCAACTTACGGTAGTGGTTCTTCAGTGGTTTCAGAATCGACCGCTACTTATGATGGTACGAGTTTGGTGCTGACTACTTCGGGTGGTGGTCTAAAGATGGATGGCCTCGCTTCCAGCGATGCCAATACTTTGGATGACTATGAGGAAGGCACGGCTGCTGTGACGCTGCAATCGTCAAGTGGCGGCACCATCACAATCGGGGGCAGCAACACGATCGGTTACACGAAGATCGGGCGCGTTGTCCACATTCAGGGCGAACTGGATGTCGCGTCTGTGTCGGGACCGTCGGGCCAGTTGAACATCCTTGGGATGCCATTCACGGCCTCGAACACCCTCACCGACATGGCTGACCGTTCGTGGCTGAGTACCAGTGTGATGAACTTGTCGTCAGCGATCACGGCGGGCGACACCATCGCCATGATCGCCGCCAACGGGACGACCATCTCCTATTTCGGAGGTGGCGGAGGAAGCACCCTCGATTATTTCGCAGACAAAGTCGATTCAGGCACCGCCCTTCTGGTCGGCGGCTCGTACATCACCGACTCATAACAGGAGCAGCAAATGGCACTATCAGAACGAAGCGTTGTTGACAAGATCGAAGTCCTTGAAATGGGGCAGATCCAGGTCCGCACGGCGACCGTTATTTCGCGCGATGGCGTAGAAATCAGCCGTCAGTTCATGCGGCACGTTTTCGAGCCGGGAGCGGACACCTCGGGCGAGCCTGACCGTGTGATCGCCGTCGCAGCAGCGACATGGACCGCCGATGTGGTCACCGCGTGGGATGCCTTCGTCGCCTCGCAGACCGACTAAGGAGTAAGTATGGCTACCTCATACCCCGCAGCATTGGATACTGCTACCCAGCAGCCGTCACCGTCCCCTACGACGGATCTTGACGCAGCCGGGTATGAACACGCGACGATTCACACTAACCATTCGGGTGCGTTGATTGCGGTAGAAACCAAGTTGGGCCTGACTGATTCGAATGCTACGTCTGGTGCGGTACTGGTTGGGTCGGGTGCATCTACGACAGCGTGGACGACTACCCCAACCATTGGTGGGAACACGACTGTTTCGGGGACGTTGACTGTTTCCGGTCAGGTGTTCACGCATCTGACTGTTGAAACCGATGCGACCACCACCCATGCCCCGGCTATTGGCGATGAGAACAAATACATTATCACGACGCACGGCACAGGGATCACAGTCACCCTGCCGCAGAACTCCGCTCAGGCATTCGCTATCGGTACGACTATCTACTATGAGCGCAATGGGGCCGGAACGCTTACGTTCGCTGCTGGAACTGGCGCAACGGTCACGTCGAAGGATTCGACTCTGACTTGTGGCGACAGGTATACGACGGTTTGTGCGTTGAAGATCGGTACGAACGCTTGGTCGCTTATCGGTAACATCGGTTAGCCCGATGTCCATGTTTCTCTCCGTGGTCGCCGGTCAGGGCGGCATCAAGGTTCCCGGCGCACCGGGAACGCTGTCGCTGGCTGCGGGTTCGCCCAGCGACACGGTTATCGCTCTGTCGTGGTCGGCACCATCCGATACGGGTGGTGGCACGGTTTCTGGTTACCAGATCAAGAAGAACGGCTCGGTGCTGGTGGCTGACACTGGTACTACAGGTACGACTTACAGCGCCACGGGTCTGACGGGCAGCACTTCGTACTCCTTCACCGTGGCTGCTATCAACGAGAAGGGAACTGGCGCTGACGGCAACACGCCAAGCCTCACGACCCATGCCCCGTTCCCTGTCGCTACGGGCGGCACGATCACCACCCACGGCAACTACAAGGCGCACACATTTACCGCTTCTGGGTCGCTGGTCTTCTCAACTGGTGGCCCGGTCAATGTTCTCAGCGTTGCGGGTGGTGGCGGATCAAGCACCGTTGTAGGAGGCGGTGCTGGCGGGATGCTCGTAGAGAGTCTCACGGCAGCCGCCGCGACCTACACCATCACCATTGGTGGCGGTGGCGCAGGGAACCTGAACGGCAGTGACACAAACCCAAACCTTCCTTCGGGCACCACCGCTGTCGGTGGTGGTAAATACCAGACAGCAGGCGGCTCAGGCGGTGGATCGAACGCTACGAGTCCCGGCGCTGGTACAAGTGGTCAGGGCAACGCTGGTGGGAACGGGGCCGACAACGGTGGGGGCCAACTAATCGGCGGTGGCGGTGGCGGTAAGGGCGCTGTCGGAGGCAACGCCGTTGGTGGTTGGACCTCCTACGCAGGCGCTGGCGGTGCTGGCGGAACGAACGATTACCGACTGGGTTCCAACGAAACCTTCGCTGGCGGTGGAGGTTCCGGTGGCGGTTCAGTCGGTCCACGCAGCACCGTCGGCGGCGCTGGAGGTTCGGGTGGTGGGGGGACAGGAACCACGAAGCCAAGCAGCAATACCGAAACGGGCGGCACGGATGGCACCGCCAACACGGGCGGTGGGGGCGGGTCCAGATCCGCCGGGGTCAACCACAACGGTGGCAGCGGGCGCGTGACCGTTCGCTACGAGTACCAGTAGGAGGCACGATGGCTCACTTCGCTGAACTGAACGAAACGAACACTGTTCTTCGGGTACTGGTTGTCCCTGATGAGCAGGAGCATCGTGGGCAGGAGTTCCTAGCCGACGACCTCGGCCTCGGCGGGACATGGGTCCAGACCTCCTACCGGACGCAAGGCAACATCCACGCTACGGGCGGTACGCCGCTCAGGTTCAACTATGCGGGGATCGGCAGCATCTACAACCCTGACGCCGATGTCTTCTATGCGCCGTCGCCCTACCCGTCGTGGGTGCTCAACACGACCACCTACCTGTGGGAGGCACCCACCCCGTACCCCGACGACGGCAAGTTCTATGAGTGGGACGAGGACACGACCTCATGGGTTGAGGTCGTCTAAGTGGCTATCCAATACAACCAGTCGTCCACCGACTACAACGCTTTAGAACACGAATACGGTGGCGCTGGTACAGCAACGTATGAACCCGGTTACCGCCTCAAAGGTGAGAAGTACCGGAGTGTCAACTATCAGTACCGTGGCGGCGACTCGTATGAAACCCATGCGATTACTGCTGCGGTTACTGGGTCGGCTACTGCTACTGCCGCGTTGCTGCAAGGCCAGTTTGTTACGGGTGCGGTCACTGGTACGGGGACAGTAGTCGCCGCAATCGATTCGGTAATGATTACTGGGGCTTTTAGTGGTGCTGCAACAGTTACAGCAGCGATTATTGAGGATGCTTCGCTCACAGCGGCGATTACTGGCACTGCTACGGTTGCGGCTACAATCTTCTCGGAACAGTTTATTGATGCTGCGGTAACGGGCACTGGTGAGGCTACTGCCGCGATTGTTAGGGAAAGGCCGATAACGGCTGCAATAACCGGTACGGGTCTTGTGACTGCGGCGCTTATCGAAGAAGCGTTTATTATAGGTGCGTTTACTGGTACCGCGACACTAAGCCAGCCGGTAATCACCCATAAGGTACCACAGCCGGAACTTGTCCTTTCTATTACAAATGTAACAGGATCGCCATCTGATGAAGAGAAAGCCCAAGATACCCTCGAACTACTGGTAGGTGTGTAATGGCAACATACGATAAAGATGACCGGGTGCGGGTTACCGCCACGTTCAAGACTGCTGGTACGAATGTGGCTACGACCGCTACTTGTACACAACGGAAACCTAGCGGCACCGATGTCACCCCTGCCGTGCAGGGCGGGAGCGGCACTGGTATCTACTTTGTGGACATCGATCTGGATCAGATTGGTACACATACAGTCAAGATTGTTAGTACCGATGTTGTTATCGCTGCGGAAACGATTGAACTCGAAGTCGTCAAATCGGTGTTCGACCACTCGTGAGCGGATACGGTAATGTAGCCAAAGACAAGGGGGTAATTACACGTACCCTGTTTCTGGAAGCATTACACGAACACGGCAAAATTGAGGTTGCCTGCCGGATCGCTGGTGTCACACGCTCCGCATACGATAAGTGGCGTCAACGCATCCCCGACTTTTCTGAACGGGCAGATGCGATACGTCACGACGCTTTAACCCGTGGCGAAGAAGCATGGGATGGAAGTTTCACTTCGTTCCGTGGCAACTACTTTGGGCATTCCTCCCCGTGGTTTCATGTCCAAGCCATCGACGCTTACGAGAATACGCAGCCGGGTAACTTGACATTGATTCTGTGGCCGCCGGAGCATGGAAAGACCACACTGGCTGAAGATTACTTTTGTTACAAACTTGCATTAAACCCCGAGTTTCGTATCACGGTCGGATCTGAGGGGCAAGATATGTCTCGTAAGGTACTAGGTCGTATCCGTAGCCGTATGGAACCACAGGGTCCATTCCCACGGTATGTAGCAAAATTTGGTCCATTCGTTCCTCAGAACCAGTCTGGACGGAAAACTGCACAGACATGGGGTGCCGACTACTTCGATGTGTACAAGAAGCAGCGTCACGATGAGCGTGACTATTCGATGGTTGCGTTGGGTTGGAGATCGAAGATTGCAGGTACCCGAACCGATCATCTGCATGTGGACGATATCCAGTCACGGGTTTCTTTAAATCTGACTGAACAAATGTTTGAAGTGTTCCGGCAGGATTGGTTGACCCGCCCCGGTGAGAATGGAAGAACAACTCTTAACGGTACCCGTGTCGGTGAAGACGACTTTTATGAACGGGTAATGACAGAAATCGATCAGGATCTTCTGCGAGTCATCAAATTCCCGGCGATTGTTATAAATCAAGATACTAAAGAGCCGGAACCGTTGTGGCCGGAAATGTTTACAATGGAGAAATTGGATCGTATCCGCCGCAAAGTCGGTGAGGATGCATGGTCACGAAACTACATGCAGGAACCGTCGTCTGCACAGTCGGCTACCTTCACAGATGACGCTATCCATAAGTGTTTGAGTCCACTACGATCAGTGAACCATGAACCACCAGAAGGCTGCACGATCTATATTGGGCTTGATCCTGCTCTCGGTTCCAACAATTGTGTGGTGGCTGCTACACCGCACGAAGGAAAACTTAAAATACTTTTCATTCGGGAAGATACTGGGCTAACCCGCAACGAACAGATCCTTGGTGTTGTTGAGGACACCGTATTGCAATGCATGAGGAACGGGGCCAGTGTTTCTGATGTAGTGATCGAAGCGATGGTGTTCCAGAAGGGGCTATCTCGTGACGAACGCCTGATCGAAATGACAGAACGATACGGGTTCAGGGTGCGGGAACACCTGACGGGTGTCAATAAGTATGATGAAACAATTGGTGTACCGTCGATGGCATTGTCGTTCATGCGCGGCGAAATTGATATCCCGTATGCGGAAGATAAGTCTACACGACACATGATGGATCAGTTTATTCGTCAGTTAAAAGCGTGGCGTCCGTTGAAGCGAGGCACGCGGTTGCGGCAGGATCAGGTTATGGCCTTCTGGTTTATCTGGATCTTGTGGCGTCAGCGTAAACAATCATTTGACCTAGACACTTCACAATTCAGTTTTAAAGGACTACCGTGGGGGTCAACTATGCCCGCCAGTAAGGTGTTTTGATGTATACCTTTGAAGACATTGTTGGCATCGTCCGGCAGCGGCAGGAGATGCAGTCTCCATTGATTCGTCGAATGCTAGATGTGCGGGATCGATATAACGGTGATTATGTTATTCCTATTCCATCGATGGATGATGAACCGGTTCTTCCAGCGTTGACACCTGCGTTGATTGCTGAGAATATTGATGCTGTTGCTCAACGGGCAGCGTCGGTACTGCCCTTTATCGGTTGTCCAGCGGTTGACCCGTCGAAGGAGCGGGGTGTCAGATCCCGCGAATATGCCGATATCCGACGTAGGGCATTGGCTTCAACATGGTATCAGTCCAAGTACAAGGTAAAGATTCGTCGCGCTTATCGACATTTGGCAGGCTATGCCACTACTTGTCTGGTTGTAACACCGGACTTTCAGACAGGGAGGCCACGGATCGATGTACGTGACCCGCTTGGTGTCTACGCTGAACCAAAGGCGTATGAGGATTACGATCCGCCATCGAATTGTGCGTTTGTACACGGCAAGTCAGGTGACTGGTTGCGTAGCCGGTATCCGGCTTCCCGTACTGAAAACGGTGGCCCTATCGAATCTGATGATAACGCTCGTCAGGAACTATGGGAAATCGTTGAATGGGTTGATGCAGACCAGATAGTTATTGGAATTCTGGGACCACGCTACGGTAATATGTCTCGGCACGATTCGTTTCATTCCGCATCAATGGAACTGTCGCGTTCATCGAACAGGGCAGGTATCCCCTGCGTAGTTACACCGGGACGAATCACTCTTGATAAGATTGCGTCTTCGATTTCCAATGTTGTTGGCATTGTGGATTTGATGGCGAAGATGATGGCTTTGGAGATCATGGCGCAGGAGAAGGCAATCTTCCCTGATCGCTACATTATAGGTCGGTCGGGTCAGGTGCCGATGATCGTCGGCGGCGAGTGGAAGGATGGCCGTGAGGGGAAGGTAAACGTCCTGCTTGATGCTGAACAGATCGGAGAACTCCGGTCGGCACCTGATCCGTCCA